GTATTCACTGCCGCCGGCATCGCCGATAAAGCCGTCCGCCGAGCAGCCGTAGTTGCCGCAGTCGCTCAGGACGAACCCGGCGCGCTTCACCAGCAGGCCGGATTGAACCTCATGCTCGGCGCGGGCGAACGGCTCCAGTTCGTGGCCGCGACGCATGGCGTACGTCTCGAAACCTTCGTCCAGCGGCTGCCCGCTGATGCGCTCGACGGCCAGGCGGAAGGCGTAGTTCTTCGATGCCTCGCTGAAGGCCCCGATGGGCTCACCGGCCAGTGCCTTCTCGATCACCGCCGATTTCGGCACGGCCTTGTAGCTGGCCGCCTCGGCAGCAGCCTTGGGCGCCATGCCGGCCAGCACCGAATCCACGTAGGCGCGCTGCTGGTCGGTCAGATCGCCCACACGTGAGCGCGCGGTGGCGAACATGCTGGCGGTGATGATGCCGGCGCGGGCGTTGTGCCACGCGTCGCTGCCCTGGTCGCAGTGGATCAGCCTCACGGGGCGACCTCCTCAGCCTCGGCGCGCTCCGCCTCAGCCTTCAGCGTCTCGTGGCCCGACTGGCCGATCATCTTGCGCTGATCGGGGGTCAGCTTGCCCCACGCGTCGGCATACGCGTCCAGACCGGCCGTCGCAATCTCCTGCAGGCTCGCGTACAGCGCCTGGCGCTCGGGCGTGTCCTCCGGCTCGGCGGGCAGCTGACGGGTGCTGCTGGCCGGCGCGCGCTCGGCGCGTACAACCTCGCCTTCGATGATGCGCTCGGCCTCGTCCTGCTCGTAGATGCCCACGAAGCCAAACGCCAAGCGCGCGCACTGGATCATCGCCTTGTGGCGCAGCATGCGGCGTGGATGGGACTGCCACGGGCCAGCGTTGGAGCGGCGGCACTCGGCCATGTACTCGGTCACGCGCACCGGGCGGCTACGGTCCTTGCGGTAGATCGAGCACGTGCAGCTCTGCTCGTCCTGCTCGAAGTCCATGCCGTCGAACTGAGCGTGCGAGTTGATGATGCGCGACCAGCCGTCGACGCCGACCACCGGCACGATGCCGTTGTTCTTGTCCGGGAACGCGTAGATCTCCTTGGTCCACGGGTTCAGGCCGTACTGGTTCGCCACCACCAGCAGGGCCGTCATCTGCGCGTCGGAGACCTGGCCCTTGAAGGCGGTGGCCTTCAGTACGGCGACAAGCTCCTGCGCGTCGGCGGCGCCCATGTTCAGGGACGTGGCGAGGCTCTTGGTTTGCGAGAGAACGAGGTTGCTCATGGCTGCTCTGCTGGTGGGTGGAATAGGTGCCCGGCTCTCGGAGCCGCCGCCGGGCGGGCGGGTGCGTCCTTGCGGGGTCAGCGGTGGCGCGGGATCAACTCGCCGTTCTGGTAGCGCATGCCCTTCTTGTTCGGCAGGAACGGGGCGACGGCGCGGCCGACAACGCGCATGTTCTCGGTGTCGTAGACGAAGCCAGGACGCGGCACGCGGCGCACCTTGTGTTCCAGCTTGTGCAGCCAGTGGTTGAACTTCTGGCGGCGGATCTTGGCGTAGTAGTCGGAGGGCAAATAGCTCATGGGTCTGTCCTTGGTCTCGGTGGGATGGATGCCGGCGTCGTGGAATCCCGGCCGGCGCGGGGCCCGTAAGGGCGGGGGAATGCGTTACGCGGCCAGGTCTTCCTGCTGCGCGGGCGCGCTGGGCGGCGTGAGGGTCAGGCGCACATCACCGCGGCGCCATGCAGAGATCAGCTCGGCGTCTTCGTTCTCGTCCAGCAGCACCGAGACGGTGAAGCCCATGGCCACGCTGCCGCCTTCGAGCGGCTTCCAGGTGATCTTTTTCACCTTGGCGTCGGCGAAGAACACCGGCTCGATGTGGTCCATCAGGGAGCCGATGTTCAGCTCGTAACCTTCGAACTTGCCGGTGATGTCCTGCTCGCCCAGCAGCGGCAGATTCAGCGCCACCAGGTCGGTGCTGCCTTCCATCGGCAGCGACTGCTGCTGGCCCTTCTCGGCCTTCTTCCAGAACGCGCGCACGATGTTCGGGTCGATCGTGTCGAGGATCGTGTTCTGGGCGGTCAGGGTGAACTTCAGGTCGGCAGCGGCTGCGTCTTCGTCGCCGTGCTTTTCCTTCCGCAGGTTCAGATGCGAGAACACCGCATCGTGTTGATCGAGTTGGAACATCGGTGGTGCCTCTCGTAGGAGCCGGCCGCGCCGGCGGGAAGGGGGAGCGGTCAGCCGCGCACGCTGCTGGTGGTCACCCAGCGCGGCGGGGTTGCATCGCGGTCGGCGTGTGCCTGCACGATCTCGGCGATGCGCAGCGGAACGACCGCGGCGGCGACCAGGGCGAGCACTGCCCAGGCGATGCGAAGGCGCTTACTCATCGGTGCTTTCCTCCACGCAGAGGCCGTCCACGTCCTCGCGGCTGTGATCGGTGTCGGTGGGTTTGCACGCGGCCAGAGCGCGCGCCAGCCATTCGTCTGCGGCAACCTGGTCGGCCAGGTCGCGGGCGGTCAGGGAGGCGTGGGCTGCGGCGAAGACTTCGGCGAAGGCAATACGCACGGCGTCGATCTGCGCCGCTGCTTCGGTTAGGCCCTGTTCTTCGCGCAGGTAGTGCGCGCAGTTCTCGAGCGCGGCATCCGCACCGATGGTCAGCAGGGCGGCGCTCATGCCGTCACCAGCCGGGCAATGTCCTGCACCAGCAGCACGCCGAGCACGCCGATGGTCATCAGCAGGAGGACGAAGAACAGGCCCACCGACAGGTCGGTCAGGATTTCGAGGATCGGGGAGCGGGTCGGGGCCTTCATGCCGCGTACCTCTTCAGCAGCAGGTCGATCGCGCCGTTCGCGGAAATCGACTCGTCGCCGGCGGTGTCCTCGACCTTCTCGTTGACGAGCCGGTCCCGCGTGCTGCGGAACAGTTCGGCGAGCTCGGCATCCCTGTGGCTGTCCAGAAGGCGAGCGGCCTTGGCCCAGAAGGTCTGATCCTGGTAGCCCAGCACGTCCTCGAGGACGGCCGGCAGAGCGCGGAGCGACTCCAGCGCGGTGCTATCAACCTCGGCCTCGGCGGGCATCCGCCCGTCCCAGTTGAGCTGGGCGCTACGTGCCCGGTCGCTGTATGGCTGCAGTGCCATGGTGAACCCCGTCATATGGCCCGGGTGGGCCGACGGGGTGAGATTAGGGGCGCTAATCTTCTATGTCAATAGGGGCGCTTATATTTCTCTCCGAGCTCAGCCCGAGTTATCGGACCTGATTCGGGTGAAGCTTGGCTGCGATGGTGCGAGCTTCAGTCAGGCATGCGTCCAAGTCTTCGACAGCATTGGCCAGCCTATCGGCCAGCAAGCGGACGGCGGCGACCTCGGACGCAGGGATACTCACTGGACCATCCTCAAGAAGCTCGTCGATGTCGTCGTAAAGCACATCCAGAGAGCGCCGGTAGTGCGGAGCAGCCTGCATAAGGTGGTTGGTCATGATGTGCGTCAGCAGGACAAACTCCAACGTACGGTTCCCGCTCTCTCGAACAACAGGCAACAGGGATTCAAGCTCTCCAACTGTCGGGGATGTGTCAGTCGTTTCGGCGCCGGCTTGGCGCTCACTCTGTATGCTCATTCTTCCCAACTCCCGATCCACCGAACGCGACCGATCACCTGGATGGGGTGGCGCGGGCTGTCCATCCGCTTTGGCTTTCGCCAGTTGTGATCGCCGCGTGGGTTGTCGGCCTTGAAGAACACCAGGTCGTCGATGATCTCGCAGCGTTTGACCTGGTACTCCTTTGCCGCACCGCCTCCGTCCACCATGACGACGTACAAATGACCGTCGCGGGGCCTAGTGTCCGAGGTGTCGAACAGAATTGCATCGCCGCTTTGGATGCGAGGCTCCATGCTGTCGCCTCGGCCATACATGACCGCCAGCGCATCCGGGCGCAGACGTTTCCGTGCCAAGGACTCAGCACGGAACTTCAGTCGGTGCGTCTCCGCATACTCCTGCGCCTCGGGACCGCCGCCAAGGCCCATCGCCTGGGCGTAGCCTTTGATGTCGGCCCAGTCCCCTGCATCGGCGGGTGCGCTCAGTAGCTGCTGCTCCGGCAGATCGCGCCGTACATCAGTGTCGTTGATGCCCAGCAGGCGGCAGAACACCAGCAAGGTCCGATAGTTCATCGGGATCTTGCCATTGAGGTACTGACTCACTGCGCCCTGGGTGATGCCCAGTTCGTCGGCCACCTGGTCCTGCGTCAACCCGAGGGACCGAGCACGAGCCTGCCACTCCAATTTCAGCTTGGCGGCAGCGGCTACGTCTGCGGGTGTGGGCTTCGATTTACGACTGTTTTCCATATCAGGAACGCTAATTGGACCGAGTTCAGGAAGCCATGAGGGGCGCTATTGATCTTTCACATCAGGGGCGCTAATAATGCCGCCCATGGATATCGCCACCTACCGCAAAGAAAAGGGGCTGTCGCAGTCGGCATTTGCCGATCTGCTGACGGCATCGGGCTCACCGGCTACGCAGGGCCTCGTCTCCCAGTGGGAGAAGGGCGCCACGATTCCGGCCGAACGGGTCGTTGAAATCGAAAAGGCGACCGAGGGGGAGGTGAAACGCCACGCCCTCCGCCCCGATCTGTGGCAGACCCCGGAAACCGGGGCTGCCGCCTGATATGGCCAAGAAGCGCTCGGCCTCAGAAACCTCTGGGACGGTAGGGGCCGTCGTCGTCGGTGATGGCGAACGTCGCGCCCCGGGAAGCACCTCCGCCGGCTTCGTTGGCCTGCCTGCAGAGGGGGCAGTGCCAGAAGCCGTTTCGGCTTTGGAGGACTGCTTTGGCCCCCTTGTCGAGGCAGGGCTGGCAGACGTAGTGCTGCGGCTCCGCCGATCCTGGCTGTCCGGTCCCGCCCTCCTCTGGGGTTCCGTTCACCCTGTACACGAACACGCCGCCACCCAGGTCGACCAAGAGATAGCGATTCTTCTCCGCGATGGATTCTTTGAGTTCTCGCAGTTCCTGTGTGGTCTGGAAATGCTCGTTCTGCAGCTGCAGGAGCATGGTGTTGTGCGCGAGCAGACCCTGCTGGGCTGCGAGCAGCTTCTCGTTGATCTGCGCGATGGCCGCAGCCGACTGATTGAAGTCGCGCACCGACAGGGTGGCAGTGGCCAACTCCTGGGCGCTCTTGAGCGAGGCAATCGCCGTGGCGATTGAACTGAAATCCATGTCCGTCTCCGGTGGTAGTTGGGTTGGGTCGCACCGCCAACTCTACCGGCAGACGGGCGCCTCTCCAGCCGGTCACCGGCTTCCCCGAGCAGGGAAGGGGATCACCACGCTGGGTGCGCCGGGGGGCTTCGGCACCGGCCTCCGCGTCGGCCTGGCCTCAACCGTGTCGCCGACCCGCTTCACCACAAACAGCTTTCCGCACATGGGCGTGAGCGTCAGTACGTCGGCCAAGGCCGGCTGAGTCTTTTTCACAGGGCTGCATTCCGATTTGGGGATGCGGCCATTTTCAGAACCAGTCAGGGGAACGCAGGGGAACACGTTGACCCCGGCATTCCCACCCACGGGATAACTGCATGAAAAGCCTAACAATTACCTACGACGACGGGGTGGCGCGCAACAGGTCGTTGCGTGAGCACATCGCAACCCAGGTGTATGCGGGCGCCGGTGTCACGGCCATTGCTGGCCGGCTCGACATGGCCCCGTCGAAGCTGAGCGAGAAGCTGGCCGGCTGCGACAGTGGCGGCAAGCCGCGCGGGCTGTCGATCGACGACCTGGAGCGCTACATCGACGAGACGAAGGATGTCACGCCGATCCACTACCTGATCGAGCGCTACCTGATCTCCCCCGAGGCACAGCATGCCGAGGCGTTGGCCCAGTTCGCAAAGCTGGCAGCGTTGATGGAGCCGCTGGCCAAGAGCCTGGGGGCGAAGTGGCCATGAACGCTACCGAGAAGGCCATGGTGGCCGTCCGCACGCTGTGGTTCATCGCTGGCTGCCTTCAGCTGCTGGGAGGCCGCCATGCGTGATTACGCCAAGGTGGTACCCACGTTCTGGACCGGCGACACCGGCAAGGCGATCCGCAAAAGGGGTGCCGAAGGGGTGGTTGTTGCCCTGTACCTGATGACCTCGCCGACTTCGAACATGTTGGGGCTGTACTACCAGCCTGTTCTTTACATGGCGCACGAAACTGGCCTTGGCATTCAAGGGGCATCTGAGGGGCTTCGGTACTGCATCGAAGAGGGGTTCTGCAAGTACGACGAGGCAACCGAGTTCGTGTGGGTGCCGGAGATGGCTGCATTCCAGATTGGCGAGGGTTTGAAGGCCAACGACAACCGCTGCGTGGGCATCCAGAAGGACTACAACGGGCTTCCCGACAACCCGTTCCTGGGCGAATTCTTCGAGCGATATCAGGCTGATTTTCACCTGCGTAATTGCCGCGGCTGGAAAGGGGGTGTGAAGCCCCTTTCAAGCCAAGAACAGGAACAGGAACAGGAACAGGAGCAGGAGCAGGAGCAGGAAGACACATCTTCGCTTCGCTCAGATTCGTCCCCGCAGCTGTCGCTGACGGGCACCTCGCCGCCGCGGACCGCTGACCACAAACCCACCCGGGCAGAGCGCATCCGCCAGATCGCCGAAGACGCGCAGGCCGCGTTCAACGCCACGCTGGCCAAGCCGCATGGGGCCCTGGCGAAGTGCACGGTGCTCAACGGCCCCCGGATCAAGGCCGTGGAGAAGGCGCTGCCGACCGTGCGCCAGATTTGCCTGCAGCTGTTCGGCAGCGAGCGGGTCACCCCGCAGTTTTGGCAGCTGTACTTCGAGACGGCTGCCGACGACGACTTCTACGCCGGCCGGGTGAAGGGCGGGCTGGGGCACGAGAACTACGTGCCTGACTTCGCGCTGCTGCTGCGCGAGACGACCATCGCTAAGCTGGCCGACAAGGCGCTGTCCGAGGTGGTCCAGTGAACGCCGCCCGCGACGAAGTGAGCCGACTGTCGGGCCTGTACGGCGACCAGCAGGCACTGCGCCTCCCTCCGCACAGCGTCGAGGCCGAGCAGGCCGTGCTGGGCGGCCTGATGCTGGTCAACCGTGCGCTGGTCGAGGTGCAGGACGTGCTGGCCGAGGCGGACTTCTACCGCCGCGACCACCAGCTGCTGTGGCGCTGCATCCTGCAGCTGGCCGAGAAGCGCCAGCCGTTCGATGCCGTGACCATCGGAGAATGGTTCGAGGCCGCCGGCCAACTTGACCTGGTGGGCGACGGTGGCTACATCATCGAACTGGCCAACAACACGCCGTCGGCAGCAAACGTTCGGGCCTATGCCGAGATCGTGGCCGAGAAGGCCAAGCTGCGTGCGCTGATCGATGCTGGGCACGACCTGATTGACGCTGCGTACAGTCCCGAGGGCCGCAGTGCGCTCGACCTGATCGGGCACGCACAGTCCCGCATTGGCGGTTTGCTGGACAGCGAACCTTGCGATCTGGAGCCAGTAGCACCGGTGATGGCGCGCGTATTCGAGCGTCTAGGCGAGCGGGCGGCGTCCGAGGGGGCGATCCATGGCCTCACCACTGGCGATCCGGAGCTGGACGAACTGTTGGGTGGCCTGCAGCCGGGGCAGCTGATCATCCTGGCCGCGCGCCCGAAGATGGGGAAGACGACCAAGGCGGTCAACATCGCCGAGCACGTCTCAATGCGGCTGCACAAGCCTGTGGCGATCTTCACCTTCGAGATGCAGCCGGAGGAGCTGGGTGACCGGATGCTGGCGAACGCCGGCGGCATCAGCGGCAACCGAATCCGCACCGGAAAGCTGGACGACGTCGACTGGGCGAACGCCAGTGATGCGACCAGACGCCTGTCGCAGGCGCCGATCTTCGTGAGCAGGCCGAAGCGCGCCCGTGGTGAGCACGTGTGCGCCCAGATGCGCCGGATGAAAGCGCAGCACCCCGACTTGGCCCTGGTAGTCATCGACTACCTGCAGCTCATGGAGGTGAAAGGCGACAACCGCTCGGCGGGCATTGGCGACATCACCATGCTGGTGAAGCTGACGGCCAGCGAGATCGGGGTGACCGTCCTGCTGCTCAGCCAGCTCAACCGCGAGCTGGAAAAGCGCACGGACAAGCGCCCGATCGTTTCCGACCTTCGCGACTCCGGATCGATCGAGCAGGACGCTGATGCGGTGATCTTCATCTACCGCGACGAGATCTATAACCCCGGCAGCCGCTGGGAAGGCACCGCGGAACTGATCGTGGCGATCCAGCGCAGCGGCGCTCCCGGCATGGTGCGGCAGCTGTACCAGCCGGAGTACTTCAGGTTCTCACCGCTGCCGGAGTACTGGCAGCCGAAGCAGACCAGCGCATCGGCACCGGCGGCCGGAACAGTGCCGAGGGCTCGTCGAGGACTCGCCGCCGCGTTGCCGAGAGGTGACCAAGAATGACCCTGACCGCTGCAGCGAAGAAGATCCGCGCCAACCGCGCCCGCCGCCCGATCTACCTGGTGGTGGCGAAGCTGATCGACCCGAACACCGGTGCGCTGGTCGGTGCCCTGGTGCCTGCCCATGAGGTCGATCAGCGGCTGCTGCGCGATCGCAAGTTTCGCGTGGGCCGGGAGATCCGAGGCGAGCTGAAGCAGCCGCGCGACGGCAGCCAGCACCGGCTGATCCACAAGATCGGCCACCTGATGATCGACAACGTGGAAGGCTGGGAGCAGCTGGACGCGCATGACGCGGTGAAGCGCCTGCAGCTGGACGCCGACGTGTGCTGCGAGACGGTCGAGATGGACGCCACGCCGGTGATCGCCGCGGTGCTGGACGCCTGCGAGGCGCTGCTGGGTGCCGGCGCCCGCAAGGTGTTGGCCGGCGTGCTGCCGGAGATCCGCACCATCCCGGTCAAGCGCGCCGAGAGCTTGTCATTCGACGAGATGGAACAGGCCCGCTTCCAGGAGTTGTTCGATGGACTGACCGAGTACATCGGCCGCCACTACACACACGTGATGCTCGACGACGTGCGCGCCGAGTTCTGGAACATGGCTGGGTCGAACAGGAGGGTTGCGTGAGCACACGTCTACTTCCCCTGCAACCTCTCGGCCATCCTAGTAAACCAGTTCTGGGGCGCAATTTCGTCCACGAGTTTAGCTACGTCCCGCATACGGACCCGCAGGAGATCGCGGTAACCAGTGCTCATCTCCTTTATCAGGCCATCGGGTCCAGCCAGGTCTTTTCGGTCCCGAAAAGACTGCCTCGTTTCAATGACGTCAAGCAGAACCGCAAGCGAGCTGTGCGTCTCCTGCATCGGCTTGAGCATTCGATAGTCTGGAACGTTCTCAACGTTGACCTCTGCAAATTGTCCTGTCAGCTGCTTGAGCCGCGACACCGCGATGATGTTGGGTCGTTGTTCAACGCAGAACGTCAGCATTTCATCGGCAATGCTGAGAAGTGCCAGATAGCTTTTCGCTTTCCGGATCTTCGCCAGCCTTTCAGGCGCGGTGGCCGCAAGCGCGGCGAAGTAGATTGCGGCAGCGGAGAGAACAGCTTGCGCCCAAGCTGCCCAGACCTCGGGCGCCAAGCATGGGGCGCCAATGAGAATCGGGCAGTAGGTGAGATCAGCCACGGTTGTTCCCCGTCCTTGATGGAGGGGCAAGCATGAAGCGCGGCCGTTCCACGGGCAACCCTACGGCCTCTCAGCGGCAGCGTATGGACGCCATCGCCGAGATCGGCTGCATCGTTGCCCACAGCCTGGGCATCGATCTGGGTGACAGGCCGATCCCCGCCGAGGTGCATCACCTGACAGTTGGCGGCAAGCACGGCGCCAAGCGCCGCGGCCACGACTTCACCATCGGCCTGAACCCTTGGTCCCACCGCGGCGAGCCTTTCGGTGGGATGTCGGCCGCCCGCTGCGAGGAGCTGTTCGGACCGTCCTACGCCCGGCAGCCGCGCAAGTTCCGCCAAGACGTCGGGACTGATGACTACCTGCTGGACCTGCAGAACACCCTGATCGAAAAGCACATGAAGGAGGGCAGCCCATGGCGAGCCGACTGACTTTCGGTATTGACCCCGGCCTGACGGGTGCCATCGTGACGCTGCTGGACGGCGAGCCCGGCCCGATGGTCGACATGCCCGTGATGGACGGGGAGGTGGATGCGCGTGCTGTAGCCGCGTTCCTACGGCAGCAGCGAGACGCCAACCATGGCGCAGTGATTGCCGTGGCGCTGGAGCGGATCCACGCCCGGCCGATGCGGAACGACGAGGGAAAGGCCATCGAGGGGTCGGTGGCCAGGCACAACCTTGCGGAGGGCTTCGGCCAGTTGAAGGCGACGGTGCGGCTGCTGGGCATCCACCTGGTGCTGGTGCAGCCGTCGGTGTGGAAGCGGCGCTTCGACCTGTCGGGAAAGGGCAAGGACGCCGGCCGCGTGCTGGCGATCCAGCGCTTCCCGGCGGCGGCGGTGCAGTTGCAGCGGAAGAAGGACAACGGCCGAGCCGATGCGCTGCTGATCGGCCTGTACGGCGACAGCCTGCTAAGGGGCGGCGCATGACCACAGCTGAGGCCCGCACGCGGAAGCGATACAACGCCTACCTGCGCCGGCACGGCGTGTGCGCCGTCTGCACCATGCGCGAGCGCGGCAGCAGCCCGGCGCACTGCCAGCGCCGGCCGGACCGGCAGGGGAGCTGCGACACCGACGGGCTGCTGCCGGTGTTCCGATTCGACGAGAACGTGCTGAAGGGGATGCGCGATGCAGACTGACTATTTCGGGGCCTACGTGCGCGCGGAGCTGGAGCACTGGGGGCGCGAGTTTGCCCTGCACCGGGACTGTGAATACCTCGGGCACCAATCGAAAAACCTGCTGGCTGTGCTCATGGAGCACCATGAAATGCCTGGGCGAGCGCAGGGCTATAAGCCCTTGGAGACCGACCCGCGCGCCCAGGCTATCGAAGACATCGTGAGCGACATCGCCCGGACCGACATCAGTCTGGCTTGCGTTCTTCGGGGCTACTACTGCGGGTCGGGACGGCGGAAGGAAGAACGCTGGGAGCAGGCGCGGCAGTTGCTGCAGTTGATGGGGCAGCGGCCGGTTTCGGTGCGGCAGTACCTTTCGATGGTCGAGCTTGGTTTCCAGCGGGTGAGGGGACGTCTGGAGGGTTCTGCGATGGTGGCGTAGGTGTCACGTCGGGCTGGCTACTTACTAGACTCTCCCGCGGAACGAGTAGCGGGCTTCTCGTCGCTTGATTGGCCGCAGCTGCCACTGTTGTACCGAGTCCTGATGCCTTTGCCATGACCGCCAGTGCTTCGCTGAACACCTTCTCGAGATCCTGAGCAACTAAGGGGAAGGAAGACATCACCAGCTTCCTAGAGGCAGGGTCCTCAAGCTTCTCGACAGGGTTGCCCTTCACAAAGTTGTGCGCTTTCGAAATGGTCAATGAGCATTTGGTCAGATGTATGGCTTCGTCCTTTGTAAACGCTTCAATGATCCCGATGCACCGCTCGACGCATGGGATCTCAAGCCAAGCCAGAACGTTTAGAATGTGCTCGGAAGCCTGCTTTGAATTGTCGCTCTCATTCAGGTTTTTGATCTGATGAGATCGAACAAGTACTGCATATAGCTCGTTTGTGAGTGGGATAAGAAATGCCGCTCTCTTCGCGTCAAGAATGCTTTTGTCACGGTCCAGCACGGCTTGACTAGTGGCGTTCGTCGCCTTGATCGCCCGGATTGCGAAGAAGACAGCGACCGCAGCGATCACCACCTGCCACCATGTGGCAATCTCGGTGGTCGGAATACACCAAATGTTCGTTTTGTAGAGGCAGTAGTTGATGGCTGGCATCGAAGATTCCCTTCTGGTGAGATCGCTATTGCTGGTGGATTGAAGTCAGCTTGACAGGTGTGCACCTCAAGCGTACCGTTTCGGGCACGATCAGATAAGAGCCTCCGGCGAACCCGGGGGCTCTTTCGTTTCCCCCCATTCCAGCGGCTCGCCCTCACCGGCGGGCCGTTTTTCGTTTCTGCGGGCGTAGGCCAGAGGTCCAGGCTGCCGGGCTCATAACCCGGAGATTCGCCGGTTCGAATCCGGCCCCCGCAACCATCCATGCCCGTCCACCCTCACCGGACCAATTCGCCGAGCCTTGCCGGGCTGCGGTGACGGGCACCTATCGCCGGAGATCTACCCATGTCCCAGCTGCCGCTGCCGATGACCCCAGCGCAGTGCCTGCAGCACGTGGTCGTGCCGGCGCTCGCCCTGCTGGGGGTAGAGCGCTACGACTCGACCGCGGCGCGCGTGCTGATGCTGGCCATCTCCGGGCAGGAATCAGGCTTGGCGCACCGCCAGCAGGTCAAAGGCCCCGCCCGCGGCCTGTGGCAGTTCGAGCAGGGCGGTGGCGTGCGCGGCGTGCTGAACCACCCGTCGACGCGCGTAGCTGCCGCAGCCCTCTGTGCGTCACGCGGCGTTGATGCATCACAGGCAGCGGTGTATGCCCGTCTCGACCGGGACGACATCCTCGCCGCCGGCTTCGCTCGCCTGCTGTTGTTCACCCTGCCGCAGCGCCTGCCGGCAATCGGCAACGTGTCGGAGGCTTGGGCGCAGTACCTGGACGCATGGCGCCCAGGCAAGCCGCACATCAAGCGCTGGCCGGCCTGCTACCGCGCTGCGGTTGAGGCGGTGAAGGCGTGACCATGGAAGCCCAGCCGAGCCAGGACGGCCGCACCCGTATTTCTCTCGGCCCGGTCGAGAAATGGATCGTTGGCGCCTTCGCCAGTTTCATGATCGCCGGCGGCATCTGGCTGGTCAGCTCCATGCAGGCGGTGCTGACCCAGCAGCAGGTCACGAACCAACAGATGGCGACCATGCAGCAGCAGCTGCAGGCGTTCAACACTCAGCTGGCAGACGTGCCGGCGGTGAAGCTCGAACTGGCCAAGCTGGCCGTGCAGGTCGAGCAGGACAAGCAGGACATCCGAGAGCTGAAGCAGCTCAGGGGGCTGAAGTGAAGCTGCAGCTGATCGACAACTGGCGCAAGGCTTGGAAACTCGCCTCGGTGTGGGTGTTCGGCCTGGTCACCATGTTCCCGGACATCTACGACGCCATTGCGGCTATGGGCTGGATGGACGAGCTGCCTGGCCCGGCGAAGTGGAGCATCCGCGCCCTGGGCGTGATGGGTGTCATCGTCCGCGTGCTGTCGCGTAGGAAGCCGCCGTGCTGATACCTGATCCGATCCGCCCCTATGTGGGCCTGATCCGCGCCAGCCTGTGGGTCGCCGCTGTGGGCGCCGTGCTGCTCATGGGCGCACGCCTCGGGTCGGACTACCGGGCCAAGAAGGACCAGGCCGTAATCGCCGCCGCCGAGAAGGCGCGCGACAAGGCCCAGGCCGATGCCGACGAGAACCTGCGCGCAGCCAACGCATGCGGCCAGCTGCTGCAGGAGGTCAACCGCCAGACCCAGCGAGCGATCGACGAGGCCACCCGCCAGCAGCAGGCAGCCAAGGAGGCCGCACGCCTGGCCGAGGCTGCCGCAGCCCAGAGCCAGCGCCGCGCCACCCAGGCCGAGCAGACGCTACAGGCGGCCAAGAACCAGCCGGGTTGCCGGCAGCAGTTGGAGCAGACCCTATGCGACGCCATTCCGTTGCTGTGATCCTGGCCGCGGCCTTGCCGCTGTGCGGGTTCGGCAGCTGCAGCCAGGTCCAGAAGCCGGGCATCCCGCAGACCGTGTACGTCTCCGTAGAGCGCACCGTGGCTGTGCCGGCGGCGCTGACCGCCCGCTGCCCGGTGAAGCGCGCAACCCAGCGCACCATCGAGAGCGTGGTGTCGGCTTACAACGCCAACGTGGCCAGCCTGGAGCAGTGCAACGGGCAGCTGGGTGCGATCGAGAGGCTGGGCGCTGATGCCCAGAAGGGCGAGGGTAGGTAAGTGGCACGCCCGACGAAGAAGTCCGACAAGCTCCTGCAGGAGATCACCGAGCGCCTGTCCCAGGGTGAGCCGCTGGCCCAGATCTGCCGCGACGAGGGAATGCCCGCCGCCCGCACCGTCCGGGAATGGCAGCAGAACGATGAGAAGGTTTCCGCCGCCATCGCACGTGCGCGCGAGGAAGGCTTCGACGCCATCGCGGCCGAGTGCCTGGACATTGCCGATGACAGCCGCAACGACTGGATGAACCGGGCGGCAGACGCCGGCGACGAGCAGGCCCTGCAGTTCAACGGCGAACACGTGCAACGCTCGAAACTGCGTGTCGACACCCGCCTGAAGTTGTTGGCCAAGTGGGATCCGAAGCGGTACGGCGATCGCCTGGCCGTCGACCACGGCGTGCAGGACAACCTGGCCGAACGCCTGAGGGCCGCCCGTGAGCGCGCAGCAGACCGCAACGGCTGAGCAGGAGCTGGTCGAGGCCATCGGCTCGTTCCAGCACGACCCGCTGGGCTATGTGCTGTTCAACTTCCCTTGGGGAGTGAAGGGCGGTCCGCTGGAAGGGAAGAAGCTGCGCGCTTGGCAGCGCCGGCGGCTGGAGAAGATCGGTAACAGGCTGCAGGCCGGTGCCGCTGACGCTGGCGAGGTAATCCGCCAGGCCGTTGGCTCGGGCCACGGCATTGGTAAGTCCGCCCTGGTGGCGATGCTGATCAAGTGGGCCTTCGACACGTTCGAGGACACCCGCGGCGTGGTCACGGCCAATACCGACATCCAGCTGCGCACCAAGACCTGGGCGGAACTGTCGAAGTGGCACGAAATCAGCCTCACCAAGGACTGGGCAACGCTGACCGCCACGGCGCTGATCAGCAACGCCACTGGCCACGACAAGACCTGGCGCATCGATGCGGTGCCGTGGTCGCAGAACAACACCGAGGCCTTCGCGGGTCTGCACAACGAAGGCCGGCGCATCCTGCTGGTGTTCGACGAGGCCTCAGCCATCGCCGACAAGGTGTGGGAAGTGGCCGAGGGCGCGCTGACGGACCAGGGCACCGAGATCATCTGGGCTGCCTTCGGCAACACCACGCGTAACACCGGCCGCTTCCGCGAGTGCTTCCGCCGGTTCAAGGCGAGCTGGGACACCGAGCAGATCGACAGCCGCACCGTTGAGGGTGTGAACCTGGTCGAGGCCGAGCGCATGGTGCGCGATTACGGCGAGGACAGCGACGTGGTGAAGGTCCGCATCCGCGGCCTGTTCCCTTCGATGTCGGCCAAGCAGTTCATCGGCGAAACGGACGTGATCGCTGCATATGGGCGGCATCTGCGCCCTGAGCAGTACAACTGGGCTCCGATCGTCATCACCTTGGACCCGGCATGGGAGGGTGACGACGAGCTGGTGATCAGCCTGCGGCAGGGCCTGATGTTCAAGGTGCTGCGAACGCTGCCCAAGAACGACAACGACATCCACGTGGCCACCGTGCTGGCGCAGCTGGAGGACGAACACAAGGCTGACGCCGTGTTCGTGGATGCCGGCTATGGCACGGGCATCGTGTCCGTCGGACGCACCTGGAACCGCGACTGGCGCCTGGTGTGGTTCTCTGCGGAATCCGGCGACCCGGGCTGCCTCAACAAGCGGGCGGAGATGTGGAAGAAGGCCCGCGACTGGCTGAAGGAAGGCGGTGCCATTCCCGAAGATCCGCAGCTGCGTGACGAACTGCAGGCGCCGGAAACGGTGCCGCGCCTGGACGGCAAGATCCAGATCGAATCGAAGAAGGACATGAAGCGTCGCGGCATGCCGAGCCCCAACCGGGCCGACTCGCTGGTGATCTCGTTCGCATACCCGGTCATGGCCAAGCCACGGCACCCCGACGGGTCGCCTGTCCAGCCCTATGACCATGCCGACCAGCAGGCCGGCGAGCCCTATAACCCGTTGGCCTGAAGGAACCCACATGTGCAACTCCGCCCCCAAGGTGAAGCCGGTCGCAGCCCCACCCGAGGTGGGTGTCGAGTCGATCGATGATGCCGCGATCAACGAGCGGGACCGCGAACGCCAGCGGCAGCGCCTGCGCTACGGCCGCACGTCCACGATCTTGGCCGGCGATACCAGCTCGGCGATGCCGACCGCGTCGGTCAAGACGGCGTTGGGAGGCTGACGACATGTGCACCACGCGCCAGGTGATCGACCCGGGTGGCCTGCTGTTCGGCGACAAGACGGCCAAGTACGCCGACCCGCTGGGCATCACCAAGACCGCCGTGGGTGACCCGACCGGCACCGTGCGCCGTGAGCGCAAGAAGGTCGAGGACGAGCGCAAGACCTTCCAGCGCAGCGGCGTCACCTCAGTGGCCTACCGCTCCGCTGCACCTACCACCGCGCTGGGCGGCACCGCTCTGCGCACCACCCTGCTGGGGGGAGGCTGATGGACATTGTGGAGCTGTATGCGCACTGCAGGCGGCGCAAGGCAGCGCTGAAGGAGGCCCAGAACGACTGGACCTCACTGTGGCGCCAGACGTCGGAATACATCGACCCGACCCGTGGCCGGTTCTACGGCGACCAGGACGACAAGCCGCGCAAGCGGAATTGGTCGAAGGTGATCAACAGCACCGCAACCGATGCCTTGGGCGTGATGGCCGCCGGCATGATGTCGCACATGACGCCCAAGGCGCAGCCATGGTTTAAGGTGACCACGCCTGACCCTGCGACCTCAGAGCTGTTCGGCGTCCGGGTGTGGCTGGACGAGGTGGCCCAGGAGATCCGCGACACGCTGGCCAGCAGCAACTTCTATAAGGCCATGCCGGTGGTGTACGCCGAGGATGGCCTTTTCGGCACCGCGCCCATGCTGGTGGTGGAAGACTCTCGCGAGGTCGTGCGGTTCTACGCCCTGACCGCCGGCAACTACGCTGTGGGTCTGGACGATCAGGGCCGCGTCGACTCGTTGTGGCGCCGCTACTCCAAGACGGCACGCCAGCTGGAGCAGCGGTACGGCAGGGACGCGCTGCCGAACGTGGTGCGCGAGGCACTGGGCAAGAGCGGCGACCAGAAGTTCTGGGTGGAATCGTTGATCGAGCCGAACCCCGACGAGCGACCCGGTATCGGCCCGCTGGGCCTGCAGGCGCCGCGCTTCCGTCCCTACCGCGAGGTGGTGTGGATCGATGGTGCTGCCAACGGCCAGAACGGTGTCATCGATGTGGGTGGCCACTACGAGGCGCCGTTCGTGGTGGCGCGCTGGAACCCCGTTGCGGAGGACATCTACTCAGCCTGCCCGGCGATCAACTGCCTGGGCGACGTGAAGCAGTTGCAGTACCTGGAAGGCGAAAAGCTGCGCCTGATGGAGCAGATGTCCGATCCGACGCTGGCGGTGCCGGAGAGCCTGAAGCGCACCGGTGGCGCAAGGCTGCGGAAGGGAGGCCAGATCTACCTGCCGGAAGGAACTGCCAATGCCAGCATCGCCCCGGCGTACATGCCGGATGCCCGAGGCCTGGCGCAGATCCGCGAGGAAATCGCCACGGTCGAACAGCGGATCCAGCGGGCGTTCTTCTACCAGCTGTTCCTGATGCTGGAAGCACTGGGCGACAAGACCGACCGCACGGCCACGGAGATCGTGACCCGCAAGGAGGAGAAGGCTGCGGTGCTGGCGCCGACGCTGGAATCCATCACGGACGAAGTGCTCGATCCGGTTGTGGTTCGCGTGTTCCGGCTGCTGGAGCGTGCCGGGCGTATCCCCGAGCCGCCGCAGGTTCTGGCCAACGTGCCGCTGAAGATCGAGTACACCAGCATCCTGGCGCAGGCAGCGAAGGCCGCAGCAGTGGGCTCGATCGAGCGCACCATGACGTTCGTGGCCAACGTGGCACAGGCCACCGGCGACCCGTCCGTGATGGACAAGCTGGACAGCGACCAGGTGGTCGACGAGTACACCGCAGCCGTGGGCGGCCCGGCCTCGATCATTCGCAGCGACGACGCAGTGGCGCAGATTCGCGCTGACCGCGCTCAGCAGCAGCGGCAGCAGCAACTGGCCGCATCTGCGCAGCCGCTGAAGGATGCGAGCCAAGCCCTGAAGACCGCAGGCGAGACGGTGCCCGAGGAAGGCTCGGCCGCTCAGGCACTGATTGATGCCATGCAGGGGGCCGCATGAAGCGCCCCGGCCTGGATCCGCGCGAGGAGGAGCAGCGCCGGCAGGCCGCGCGTCTGGCCAGTCTGCAGGACACCCAGCTGCGCGAGGACGTGCGCAACGTGCTGGCCGACCCTGCCGGCCGCCGCCTGGTGTGGACGTTCATCGAGGCCATGGACGTGGACGGCACGGCCTTCAACACGAACGCCATGGCCCAGTCCCGAAAGATCGGACGGCAGGAGGCCGGCCAATGGTGGCTGCGTGCCATCCGCGACAGCTGCCCGGAGCGCGAGGCACAGATGCGCGCCGAGGCGAACAGTTCAATGAAGCGGCTGCAGTCGCAGCTGCAGCAAACCGAGGAAAGCGACGATGAGTGACACCACCACCACGGCCAGCAACCCCAATCCTGGCGAAGGCGGAGCTACGACCACCGCAACCGACACGCACCAGGTTCCCAACGGCAGCACGCCGTCGGCAACCGACGGCGGTGGTGACGGTGGTGCACCGGGCAGTAACGGTCAGCCGGCCAAGGTCGAAGACGGCGGTGATGCCGGCAAGGCCAAGACCGACGCCACCTCGACTGCACCTGAGCAGTACGGCGAGTTCAACCTGCCGGACGGGTTCAGCCTGGAAGGCAATCGGCTGGGCGCGGCCACCGAGTTCTTCAAGGCCAAGGGCTGGACGCAGGATCAGGCCCAGGAGGCCATCGACCTGTACACCCGCATGGCCGGCGAAGATGCGGCTGCGATGCAGCAGGCTGTCGAAGCACAGCGCCTGCAGCAGGTTGAGCAGTGGGGCGTGGACGCCAAGCAGCAGTTGGGCGCCAAGTACGACGAAACCGTCGGCCTGGCCACCACCGCAGTGAAGGCCATCAATGACCCCGAACTGACCAAGGCGTTCAACGAGCTTGGCTGGGGCAACCACCCGACCATGATCAAGGCGTTCGCCTTCTTCGGCGGGTTCCTGCGCGACAGCAAGATCGACGGCCTGGGCGGCACCACCGCATCGGGGCCGGGCGCTGCCAGCGATCCGAAGTCGGTGCTTTACGGCGGCTGATCCCCGCCAGAACCAACCCCATCAACCAGCCGCCGCAAGGCGGTTTTTTCGTATCTGGAGAGACCAACAATGTCGACCATCGGCAATACCTACCTGACCCTGGCGGACGTGTTCAAGCGCACCGATGCCGACAAGCAGATCGCTGCGGTGATCGAGCTGCTGGCGCAGGACAACCCGATCCTGGCGGACATGATCGTCAAGGAAGCCAACGACGGCACCACGCACCTGACCACCGTGCGCACCGGCATCCCCGAGGGCACCTGGCGCATGCTGTACCAGGGCGTCCAGCCCACCAAGTCGACCACTGCCCAGGTGCGCGATGCCACCGGCATGATCGAGGCCTGGAGCGAGATCGACGAGAAGCTGGTGCGCATGACCCAGGACTCGGCAGGCCTGCGCCTGTCCGAGGCCCAGGCGTTCCTCGAAGGCCTGAACCAGGGCGTGGCCACCTCGATGTTCTACGGTGACCAGGCCACCTCGCCGGCGAAGTTCACCGGGCTGGCCCCGCGCTTCAACAAGCTGGCCAACAGCGGCTCGGGCGCGCAGATCGTAGACGCCGGCGGCACCGGCTCGGACAACACCTCGATCTGGTTCGTGGTCTGGGGCGAGAACACCGTCCACGGCCTGTACCCGAAGGGCAGCAAGGCCGGCATCACCCGCGAAGACAAGGGCGTGCAGACCAAGACCAACCCCGATGGCTCGGTGCTGGATGTGGTGCGTGAGAAGTTCCAGTGGGACATCGGCCTGTCGGTGCGCGATTACCGCTACGTCTCGCGCATTGCCAACATCGACGTATCGGACGTCCAGGCCGGCACGCTGAATCTCTACAACTTCATGCGTAAGGCGTACTACAAGCTGAAGCAGCGCCGCGTCATGGGGGGCCGTGCGGCCATCTACCTCAACACCGACATGCTGGAAGCGCTGGACGCTCTGGCCACCAACAACGGCACCACCGACAACTTCGTACGCCTGACCCGCAAGGAGATCGAGGGCGAGGAAGTGCTGACCTATCGCGGCATCCCGCTGCGCGAGTCGGATGCGCTGCTGAATACCGAAGCCCGGGTCGTCTGATCCGCCGTCACTGAATCGGGCGCGCGGGCTCCGGCCCCGCTCCCTTCCGCAATCCAAGGAGCAAACCACCATGATCTTCGATCAGCAGAACCTGTTCTCGAACGCACAGTCGGTGCTGGCGAGCGCAGCGTCCACCAACGTCATCGACCTGGGTGCCACTGGCACGGTGGAGGGCGAGGGCGCCCCCATCAAGCGCGACATCGGCCCGGGGACCCCGATCCCCCTGCGTGTGCAGGTGGTGGAGGGCTTCAACAACGCCACCAGCCTGCAGGTCGAGCTGCAGGTGTCGGCCACCGAGAACTTCGCCGCCCCGGTGACCGTCGGCTCGCAGACCAAGCTGCTGGCTGACCTGGCCGCAGGCTCGGTGTTCGGCGGTCTGTACTACGTGCCGCGTGGCACCAACCTGCGCTATGTCCGCCTGAACTACACCCTGGTGGGCACCGCGCCGACCACGGGCAAGATCACCGCGGGCATCGTCGCCGGCCACCAGGAGAACAACCTGTGACCGGCCTGCGCGTGCGCGCGACCCGACGCGGATTCTTCGGGCAGACCCGCGAAGTGGGCGACGAGTTCGAGATCGCCAGCAAGGAACAGCTGGGCTCCTGGATGGAGCAGATCGGCGGCAAGGCCGTGGCCGAGAAGTCGGCGACGCCGACGGACCCGTTCCTGGCCCGTAACGCTGACCTGATCAAGGCGGATCTGGCCGCCCTGAGCGTCGAGCAGCTGGTCGCCTACCGCGAGCAGGAAGCTGCTGCCGAGAAGCCCCGCAAGGGCGTCATCGAGGCGATCGACGCGGCCGTGGCCGAGAAGTCGGCGAACGCCTGACGGCAACCACCGGGGGCGCCTTCGGGCGCCCCCACTACCGGAGCGGCACATGAAGCTCGTATCCATGAAGAAGGAAGGCAGCCACGACCACGGCTGCAGCTGCTGCGACGCATCGCCGTCTGGCTGCAGCGAGCCGGACTACCCCTGGGGTCTGCGCCTCAACCTCGACGAGGACCAGATCGCGGCGCTGGGCATCAAGCAGCTGCCGGCGTCGGGCGCTCCCGTAGGCATCGAGGCCACCGCGCTGGTGGTATCGCTCGGCGAGGAAACGCGCGATGGCAAGGTTCATCGCCGCCTGGAGCTGCAGATCACTGATCTGGCACTCGCTGCCGCGCCGGCGTCCAAGCACACCGAAGTGCTGTACCCGAACGGTGAGGCGTAACCCATGCCCTCGCAAGTCGAAATCTGCAACCTCGCCTTGGGCAAGCTGGCGCAGGACATCACCATCGCGGCGATGTCTGACCGGTCGAAGGAGGCGCGGGCGTTCTCGCGCCTTTGGGAGCCGATGCGCGACCTGGTGCTGGCCGATCGCCCATGGCCTTGGGCGGTGAAGGTGCAGCGCCTTGCCGTCGCCGCTGAGCTCGCCTATCCCGGCTGGGAGATTCGCTACGCCCGGCCGAATGACTGCATCACGGCCCTGGCGGTCACGGATGACGTTGGCCTGCGTTCCAGTCGGCGCCTGTCGCTCTGGTGCGAGCCGTACTACCGACAACAGTACGGCGCAGCGTTCGAGCAGGTCTACGGCGACCAGGACACTTCCCTGATGTGCGACCTGCCAGAGGCGTGGCTGGTCTACGTGAGCCGCGTGGCCAACACCGATCGGTACCCACCGCACTTCGTCGAGGCGCTGGCCTGCAAGCTCGCCGAGGAAGCCGCTCCGGTGGTTATCGGCGGCAACGGGTTCTCGAACAAGTCAGGGCTGAAGCAGCTGTACCAGCTGGCACTGAGCCAGGCAGCGGCGCACGATTTCAACGAATCCGACGAGCCCGGCCATGACATGCCGGCCGCGCAGATGGCGAGGGGCTGAGATGACCCGGATTCTCCAGCCGAGCATGTCCGGCGGCGAGCTGTCGCCCGGCCTGCAGGGTCGCGTCGACATGCTGCGCTACCCGATTAGCTTGGCCACGTGCAAGAACGTGATCACCAAGCCCACGGGCGGCGCCGAGAAGCGGCCGGGGCTGCTGTTCCGCGGGCGCACGAAGACGGCCAACGGGGGCACCCGCATCATCCCGTTCATATACTCGACGGGCGTCAAGTACCTGATCGAGATGGGCGACGGCTACATGCGGTTCTGGGTCGGCGGTGTGCTGCTGAAGGCCGACTTGGGTGCCATCGTTGAGGTGGCCACGCCGTACACCGGGGCCATGATCTACGACGTGCGCTACACGCAATCGGCAGATGTGCTGTACCTGACCCACGTGGGTGTGCCCCCCAAGGAACTGCGCCGCACCAGCGCAACCACGTTCGAACTGCGCAACTTCGATTTCAGGCGCGGGCCGTTCCGCGCCACCAACTCCAACGACTCGTTCGTCATGGCCGCCTCGGGCGCCATTGGCCAGGTGGTTCTGACGTGTAACACCGATGTGTTCAGCGAGGCGATGGTCGGCTCGCTGGTCTACATGGAAGAGCAGGAGCTGCGCGGGGTGAAGCCATGGGTGGCAGCGGAGAAGAACGTGCCGCTCAACGCGTACCGCCGCAGTGACCAGAAGGTCTATCGCTGCATCAGCATCCCGTCGCTGACGGGGCTCGCCGGAACGCCGTACTACGTCTGCGGCAGCGTCCGACCGGTCCACGACAGCGGCCGGGCCTTCGACGGGCCGCAGGATGTGAAGTTCGACAATGTGAACGACTACGTGGTCGGCGTCGAATGGGAATACGTCCATGGCGGTTTTGGAATCCTGAAGATCGATTCGTTCATCACCACCAAGCAGGTCAACGCCACCGTCATAGAGCGGATCCCTGACAGCATCACGGGCACCGCGCCGACGCCGGGCACCACATGGAACCTGACTGGCAACGGTTCGACGGTCACGTTCCCGATCGCTGGCGCCACATCGACCAGCCAGTCCTCCTACACGGTGACCATCGCTGGTGTGCCTGTGCCCGGGAACCCCAACGCGGGGAACCCCGAGGACGAGTGGTGTGTCGATGCGGCCTCGTTCCTGACCGATGGCCGCCGCGCTGGCGAGATTGCTGTCGGCGAAATGCTTGCCTGCTACAACGACCAGCCCGAGGCGCCGGGAGTGGTCGAGCTCGCCGTGCAGGCCAATCGTGCAGGGACAGCCGAATGTCTGCGCTTGGTGACAGAGAGCGGCGCAGCTGTGATCGCCTCGACCACCACGCCCATGACGCTGCGCGACGGACGCTGTGTCCGGCTTCCCCAGATGCTGGGCGAGCAGGCGCTGGTTATGCGCCAGGGCGCATTGCGATGGGAGGCCGTCGTCGAGTTGGAGCCAGCGGGCGTCCGTACCGTCTCCAAGATCAGCGTGCGGGATCAGTGCTATTTCGCCGGTGAAGTGGATGGTGTTTTTGTCGCCACCCACAACATCCAACAGATGAAGCCGTAGGAGACGGACATGACACAGGGTTGGACTGTCAACGCCTCGGCGGACACCATCAGCTTCTACGAAGCCCCGGCAAACGGGGCGGCGATCGTTGTGTCGGAGTACGGCGCATCTGGGCGCGGCGGCACGAACGTGTGGTCCGTGGGCGCCTGGTCGCCTCGGTTCGGTTTCCCGCGCGAGGCCGAGTTCTATGGCGACAGGCTGTGGTTCGCAGGTACTGCCGGCGACCCGCAGACCATATGGGCGTCGAACATCGGCGATTACAACAACTTCGGCCGCAGCTCGCCCATCGTGGACAGTGATGCGGTGTCGTTCACCATCAATGCCCGCCAGGTCAACGCGATCATGGACCTGGTGCCGCTGGACAGCATGCTGGTGCTGACCACTGGTGGCGAGTGGAAGGTCACGGGCGGGCAGGACGACGTCGTTACGCCCAGCACGATCGGGGTCAAGCCGCAGTCCAACTACGGCACCGGCGACCTGCAGGCCCGCGTCCTGGGCGAATCGGCAATCTTCCAGCAAGGGCAGGGGCGGCGGGTCCGTGATCTGGCCTACCAGTTCGAGAAGGACGGCTTCCGCGGCAACGACATCAGCATCTGGGCTGATCACCTGATCAAGGGATACTCCTTCACCGGGCTGGAATACAGCACCTCGCCCTGGCCGATCCTGTGGATGCCACGCAACGATGGCGTGCTGATCGGCTGCACCTACATGCCAGAGCAGGAGGTCACGGGTTGGCACCGCCATGAGACGGACGGCGAGATCCTCGACGTTTGCTGCCTGCCAGGCGAGATGGAAACCGAGGTCTATGTACTGGTGCGGCGCATCATCAACGGGCAGCCGGTGCAGTACATCGAACAGCTTGCTCCAACCGAGTATGCGGACATCAGCGACTGGAAGTATGCGGACAGCCTGCTCACCTACGACGGCCGCAACGCCACGGCGACCACGCTGACCCTGACCAGCGCCGGGGGCTGGGACGAGGGCGCCGCGCTGACCATCACTGCCTCCGCAGGGATCTTTAGTGTCGCTGCCGATGCTGGAAACATCCTGCAGATTGAGGTCGGTGGGGAGCGCCTGCGGGTGAAGATCATCGACGTGGCGTCGACCACCGTTGCCTCTGTCGAGTCGATCGGCAACGTGGCACCGGAATTCCGAGGCGTTCCCGTGTCGGCTTGGACCTTCCAGAAAAAGGTGATCGCCGGCATGGAACACCTGGAAGGCAAGGGTGTGGTGGCGTTGGTTGATGGCAACGTGCAGAAAGATCTGGTTGTGGCTTCCGGCCAGGTGCGCCTGCAGCGCCCGGGCGGCGTGGTCCAGATTGGACTGCCCTACGAAGCGCACATCGAGACGCTGGAGGTCAACTCCAGCGGCGGCGAACCCCTGCGGCCGATGAAGAAGCTGACCTTCGAGGTGGCGCTGCTGGTGCGCAACACCCGGGGGGTGTACGTCGGCACGACGCTGGACACGCTCGACCCAATCGCCCAGCGTGAATTCGAGGATTACGACGAGCCCACGAACGCCTACACCGGCGTGCTGCGGAAGAACATGACCTGCGGGTGGGACCGCGACCGCGGCAAGTTCCACATTTTCAGCGACGACCCTCTGCCCATGGAGATTCTGGCGCTGATGCCGAACGTGGATGTGTCGGCATGAAGACTGTCGCGGAACTGGTGCCGGCACATGCCAAGCACATCGACGCGATCGCCTCTGCGGCGAGGCCCGCCGACGTGGCAGAACTGTGGGCCTGTGCCCGCACCACACCTGCGGAAGCGCTGGAGCGAGGGCTGGCCGGAAGCGCCGAGGCCTGGACGGCCATGGTCCGTGGTTTCCCGGTATGCATGTTCGGCGCCACGCCGTATTCGATCCTTGGCGGCATCGGGACACCTTGGATGGTGGGCTCGACTGGCCTTAACCCCTTCGCTGTGCAGAAGGAGCTGCTGCGCCTGTCGCGGCCGGCGCTGGCCCGCATGCAGCAGGCCTTCCCCTCGATGCTGTTCAACGTGGTTGACCAGCGCAACACCGCCGCGCAGCGCTGGCTGCACTGGCTGGGTTTCAACTTCCTCGCGCCGGTGCCGGTCGGACCGGACAGCGCCCCATTCCTTCCGTTCTACTGGAGCGCATAACGTGTGCAATCCCGCAATCGCCCTATTGGCGGCCACCGTCGTAACCGGTGCATACCAGGCTGATCAGCAGCAGAAGCAGGGCAAGGCCAACGCGCAGATCGCTGAGAACAACGCCGTGTTGGCGCAGGCCGATGCTGATGCGACCAATGCCATGGCCACGCGCGAGATGGAGCAGCAGGCATGGCGCACCCGCGCGGTGATGGGCCAGCAGCGAGCCGCCATCGCCGCCAACAACGTGGACCCGACCTTGGGCACGCCGGCCGATATCCTTGGCGAGACCGCGATGTTCGGTGAAGTGGATCAGCAGACCATCCGCATGAACGCTGCGCGCCAGGCGTGGGGATTCAATGCTCAGGCGCAGGGGCTGCGAACCCAGGCGGACCTTTCACGCTGGAGCGGTAGGTCGCAGGCGACCGGGACCATTCTTGGCTCGCTGGCAAGTGCGGCAACCATGGGCATGGGCGGCATGAAAGCCGGCGCCAGCAGGTCGGCGGTCGGCGCGCGCACCACTGGGACGATCAACAACGGCGGCTGGACGGGGGGGTATTCCTGATGGCCACCATCATCCCGCGCACTTCCGGGCCGCAGGTCGAGCTGCAGCAGGGCCCGCAGGTCCGCAACAACGTTCAGGTAGATCTGTTGCCGTCCATCCGTGCGGCCGGACAGGTTGGCCAGGCCGCATCCCAGCTGTTTCAGCAGCAGAAGGACAGCGCGGACCTCACTGCCGTAATGCAGGCGCGCCGTGACCTGTCGGCCTGGGAGGGTGACACCTTCAACCCGGCCAACCCCGATGGCATCGCCAAGTACCAGGGGAAGAACGCGCTGCAGGCAAACGAGGCGCTGCTGGGCGACCTGGACCAGCGTGTGTCGACCATTCGCTCCAACCTGTCGCGCGATCAGCAACAGAAGTTTGACCAGGTGGCTTTCAGCTTCCGCGACTCGGTGCAGGGCCGGCTGAACAACTACGCCGACCGCGAGTACAGCGCCTACGAGGCGACCGAGCGCAAGGCGACGATCGACAACATCGGCCAGGATGCCGTCAGCGCCGGCATGTCCGGCGACTTCGGATTGGCCGACGTGCGCCTGCAGGAGGCCGTCGGCATCGCCAGCGCCGCCTACCAGACGCAGGGCATGGGCGCGGAAGCGATCAAGGCCAGCGAGCGCGGCATCGTGTCGTCCGTCCGCAAGCAGACTGCCGCGGCAATGGCCACGCGCGACCCGTTCGCTGCGGAGGACTACTACCACCGCTATGCGGACCAGATGACGCCGGAAGACCGGGCGCAGGTCGAGCGCACGCTCTACCCGGTCGTGAAGGACCGCGCAGCCTACGAGCTGGCCAACTCCCTGGCCGACGGCCGTGGCGCCATCGAGCCGCTGCCGGCACCCACTGCGCGTGGCAAGCCGTCCCCGGCCATCGCGAAGGCTATCGATGACGCAGCAAAGGCCGAGGGCCTGGACGCAGCCGGGCGCGCCGACCTGTACGCGCTGGCCGAGCAGGAATCAGGGTTCCGCGCCGACGCAGTGAACCCGGAGGTTCTGGACGATGGTGACCAGGCGACCGGCCTGTTCCAGTACCGCTCCACCAGCGCCGGCGGCATCGATCGTAAGGACGCTGCTGCATCGGCACGCCGTGCTGCGCGCGAGTACAAGGAACGGCTGGCAAAGGGTGGCCGTCAGTTCGCCATTGCCGCGCACTTCGCGGGTGAGGGCGGGGCCGACGCCGTGGTGAACCGCGGCCGCTCCGCTCAGAACCCAAAGACCGCGTTGTATGTGCGCCAGGTGCTGGGCCGTTCCGCACGTTGGGCGTCGGATGGCGGACAGGTTGCCGCTGCACCTGCACCGACCGCGGCTGCGGCGCCGGCGGTGCCGGCCACTCTGGCGGATGCGATCGCGGCCATCCCGCGCACCATGGCGCCGGATCAGCGCGCCGCCACCGAGGGTTACCTGCGCGACATCTTCGCCCAGCGCAAGGACCGCATCGAACAGGCCAAGAAGCAGGCCGCCATGTCGATCTACGACAAGGTGACTGCCGCCGGCGCGAATGCTCCGCTGTCGTCGGTGCTGGCACCGGCAGAGCTGGCCCTGGTTGGCCAAGATTCCAGCCTGAGCGAATCCATCAGCCGCTACCGGAAACTGATCGCCGAGGGCAGTGTGATCCAGGATGACCCGGCCACGCTGGACAGTCTGCAGCGGATGCAGGCCCTGAGCCCTGCGCAGTTCGCCAAGGTTCCGCTCGGCCACTACGCCGACAAGCTCAGCGGGAAGACGCTGAAGTCGCTCGCCGAAGACCAGACCAAGGCAAACGACCCCGCCAAGCGCGCGGACTGGATGACCGACAACGAGCGGCTGGAGCGCGGGTTTCAAATGCTCGGCTTCGGCAAAGACACCGACATCACCGGTAGCGGATCCCAGGCCAAGAACGCTCCACGCGACAGCCTGCGTGGTGAGTTCCGCATCGCCTACCAAAACGCGCAGACAGCGTTCGTGCAGAGCACGGGCAAGAAGCCGACCCCGGAGCAGGCCGACGTGCTGCTTTCGGCCACGGCCAAGCAGTTTGCCCAGAACCTGCAGGCCGGCCGCCTTGGTGCGGTGCAGGAGGAGGGCGGCAAGTTCAAGAACAACCCGAGGGTGAAGACCGGTCTCTACAGCAGCGCGGCGCAGTTCGACCTGAAGGTGAGCCAGGCCGACCGTGACGCCATTCGAGGCGCGTATGCCGACAAATACGGCCGGCCGCCTACCGATGCTTGGGTTACGCAGTACCTCGCGCGCAAGAGCCAAGGAGCCAAGAAGTGATCGACAACGTGCTGGAAGGCTTCGACGAGCTGTCGGACGAAATTGAGACTACGCGCCAGGTCACGCTGCGCAGCGCTTATACCGGCACCAGCCAGAAGCCGGAGGAAGCTGCACGCGCCAACCGGCTGTCGGACCAGCTCGGCCAGCCGTTCGGTGTCGTCGCTGCGAACCTCGGTGACTACGAGCAGGACGCCCGCCGTCTGGAGATCGACGAAGCGGGCCGGCAGTCGCCGCATGTCGGCGACTTCCTGGCCGACCCGCGGCGCATGGCCTTGGCCAGCGATGAGGCGCCGAAGCTGGCCACCTATGCCAACGCGCTGGTGACCGGTGAGGCGCGCGCCACTGCCGAGCCGAACATCCTGGAACAGGTGATCGGCGGTGTGATCAGCGGTTGGCAACGCGGCAAGGCGAATGCGCTTTCGCTGCTGCCGGATGGACCGGCGGTGATGGACCCGGCCACGGGCCGACTGACCACGGACCGCTCGGCCGAGGAAGCTGCATTGCGCGCTGATCAGGAGCGCAAGGCCCAGGCTGCGGACGTGACCAGCGCCAGCACCGACCGTGGATTCCAGGCCTTCGACCGCGCGAACAAGGCCGGCAGCTTCGGTGGCGCTGTGCGCGAACTGGCCAGCGGCGGCACAGACACGCTCGGCGCCATTGCCGTCACCCTGGGTCAGTCGATTGGCATGGGCGCACCCGGCCTCGCGCTTACTGCATCTACTGGCGGCGGCAGCCGCGTCGTCACCGCAGCCTCGGCCGGTACCGGCTCGGGCCTGACCGAGTTTGGCGCCAGCATCGCCGACGCCATGCAGGACGCGAAGGTCGACCCCACCGACGCCTATGCGGTGGGTCAGTTCCTGCGCGACCCGCAGAAGATGGCAGCGGCACGCGAGAAAGCAGCGAAGCGAGGCGTGGCCATCGGTGTGTTCGACGCCTTGACGGCCGGCGTGGCCGGTCACTTCATCAACAACGCCCGGCGCAGCGCATCCTCAGCCGTGCTGCGGACCGGTGCCGAGGCAGGCGTGCAGCTGGCGGGCGGCGCTGCCGGCGAGGCAACGGCGCAGCTGCTGACCGAGGAGCGCCTGAAGTGGGGGGACATCATCATGGAAGGCCTGGCCGAGGTGCCGACCGGCGCCGTCGAGGTCCATGCCAACTATCGTGCCGCGAAAGCGTCTGGCCAGGTGCGTTGGATCAACGAGCGCCTTGGCCAGGTGATGGACTCCGGTGACGCAAACGAGCGACTGCGCGCCGCCACCGAGTTGGCTGCCGACCTGAAGCTCGGCGAGCGGTCGCCGGAGGACATGAAAGCGCTGACCGCGCAGGTGGCCGGCGAAGACGCGCGGGTGTATCTGGACGCTGAGCAGGCGCAGACGCTGTTCCAGTCTGCGCCGCAGGTGTTGCAGGACATGGTGGGCGGCGAGTCGGCGCTGGCGGAGCAACTGGCCACCGGCCAGGTCGTGATCCCGATGGCCGAGTGGATGGCTGCCGTGCCGCGCCTGCCGAATCGGGACGAGATCCTGCGCAACGCCCGAACCACGGCAGAGGGCTTGTCGCCAGCAGAACTGGAGACGCTGGACATCGATGCCATGGCGCGCGAGCTCGGCGTGCCGCTCGATGCGCCCGCGCCGGATGTTGCTGCGGCAAGCGCCCGCGCTCAGGTGCAGCAGTCGGTCATCGCCCAGCTGGTCGGTACCGATCGCTACACTCCCGCGCAGGCGGAGAGCCAGGCGCAGCTGTGGGGCGCGATGTTCGGCCGGCTTGGCGAGGTGACTGGCCAGGATCCGGTGGCGCTGTACGAGCGCTACGCGGCGGGCATTGAGGCGGCAGAAGCACCTGCCGAGGGCGCGGAAGCGCAGCCGCGCACGTTGATGCAGAGGGGCATGGACGCGCTGCGCAGCCTGTTCGGCCGACCGCAGGTGGTTACAGATGGCCGCGGCCAGCAGACCATCGAGCGCGAGGGCAGCGCCTATGTGCAGCGGGCCGGGCAGTGGTTGCTGGCAGACGAGCAGGGCCAGGCCCGCGACTTCCTGACGCTCGACCAAGCGCGAATCGAAGCCGAGCGCACTGGGGGCGAGATCGTGCAGGACGATCCGATCGAAGGCCAGCAGCAAACCTGGAGAGTGGCACTGCCCGATACCGCCGCGCGCGAGGTGCTGGCCGGCGACACCTTGTTCCAAGGCGGAGCAGCCCCGCGCGGTCAGATCCAGATCGGGCCCGACCGGGCCATGCAGATCAGCCTGTTCAAGGGCGCGGACCTGTCGACGTTCCTGCACGAATCCGGGCATTTCTTCCTGGAGGTGTACCGGGACGTGGCCACGGCCGAAGATGCCGCGCCGCAGTTGCGGTCCGACCTCGATGCGCTGTTGAAGTGGTTCGGCGTGGAATCAGCGGACCAGATCGGCGTCGACCAGCACGAACAGTTCGCCCGCGGCTTCGAGGCCTATCTGGGCGAGGGCAAGGCGCCGACGCCTGAGCTGCAGTCGGTGTTCAGCCAGTTCAAGCAGTGGATCCTCGGCATCTACCGCAGCCTGCAGAACCTGGACGTCGAACTGACCGACGAGGTGCGCGGCGTCTTCGACCGCATGCTGGCCAGCCAGGAGGAGATCGAGGCGGCGCAGGCGCGTGTCGGGTTCGAGCCCATTGCGCGGGACTTGGCCGAAGCGCAGGCGCTGGGCATGACCGAGCGCCAGTTCGCCGACTACCAGGCGCAGGTCGCCGGAGCACGCGAGCAGGCCGAGGCTGACCTGATGGCACAGCTGCAGGAGGCCGATGCACGCGCGCGGGAGCGCTGGTGGAAGGACGAGCTGGCCACCATTCGTAGCGAGGTCGAGGCCGAAGTCGAGGCCACGCCGATCGTGCGCGCCTACCGTGTTCTGACCGGACGGAAGGAGGCCGGCGGCAAGCCCCTGCCGGAGCAGCTGCAGGGTATGAAGCTGGACCGAGCCGTGCTGGCAGTCACCTACGGCGATGGGCTGCTGGACAAGATGGGCCGGGTGTACGCGAGGAAGGGCGGCACGCACCCCGACGAGGCAGCGGCGCTGCTGGGCTTCAGTTCTGGCGACGAGCTGGTGCAGGGCCTGTGGACCGTGCGCCAGACCCTGGCAGGTGTGGGCGCCGAGGCTGATGCCCGCATGCAGGCCCGGCATGGTGAGCCGATGACCGACGGAACCTTGCCGCAGCGGGCTCTGGATGCGGTGCACGGCAGCCGCAAGATCCAGCTGCTGGAACGAGAGCTGGGTGTGCTGGCGGACTTGGCGCGTGAGCCGCGGCCGAACCGGCGCGAGTTGAAGGCAGTGGCCGAGGCGGTTCTATCCACGAAGACGGCGCGCCAGATCCGTCCGAACGAGTACCTGGTCGCCGAGCGCAAGGCGGCGCGCACGGCGGCACAGGCAGCGACGAAAGGCCGGTACGGCGAGGCGCTGCAGGCGAAGCGACAGCAGGCTTTGAACGCGGTGCTCTTTGCTGAGGCCCGGGCGCTGCAGCAGGAGGTCGAGTCCAAGGTCGGTTTCATTCGCCGGCAGATGACCCCGAAGGCGCGCGAGCGGCTGGGCAAGGCCGGCGCCGACTACCTGGAGGCCATGGACACCATCGCCGACACCTACGAGTTCCGCGACGTTTCCGGCCGCACGGTGGCCCGTCGGCAGAGCCTGCGGCAATGGGTGGAGGCACGACAGGCTGAGGATGACCTGACCGCGATCAGTGACGCGCTGCTGGCCAGGGTGGAAGCGGAGAGCGTGACCAACTACGCCGACCTGCCGATCACCGAGTTCCGCGAGCTGCACGACGCAGTGACCAACATCGCGCGCTTGGCCAGGCTGAAGAACCAGCTGCTGGGCAACAAGGATCAACGCGATTGGGAGAGCGCGCAGGCGGAGCTGGCCGGCGCCATCCGTGGTGCCATCGCCGAGGGCAAGCCACTGCCGCTTTCCGATGCAGACCTGACCGCGATGCAGAAGGTGGGCGCCACCTACACCGGCCTGATGGACTGGGTGCTACGCCCGGAGACCGTTGTGGAATGGCTGGATGGCGGCGAGACGGGGCCGTGGCATGACTTCCTCTGGAACCAGGCAGAGGCCGCCCAGCAGCAGCGGATTGAGTTGCGCAACCGCGTGGGCGACATGCTGGAGCACACCATGAAGGCGCTGACGCCGGCGCAGCGGGCGGACCTGAATCGCCTGGTGTACGTGCCCAGCCTCGGCCGGTCGCTGTCCAAGAACACGATCGTGGCGGTGGCGCTGAACATGGGCAACGCCGGCAACCGCGACAAGCTGATGCGCGGCGGGTTCATCGGCAAGAACGCCGAGGTGGTCCAGTTCAGCCCCCAGAACATCGCGGAAATGTTGGGCCACCTCACCCCGGCCGACGCGCAGATGGTGCAGGGCATCTGGGATGCGGTGAACAGCCTGTGGCCGGACATCGTGGAGCAGCAGCGCCGGCTGTCCGGTGTCGCGCCGGAGCAGGTCGAGCCGACGCCGCTGATCTTCACTGCGGCCGATGGCTCGATGGTCAGCCTGCGCGGTGGCTACTACCCTGCGGTGTACGACCCCCGGGCCGGTGCCGGTGGCGTCAAGCAGGCGCGGGCGGCGGAGGACCAGATCATGGGTGGCACCTTCAGCCGTGCCATGACCAGCAAGGGACACACGAAGGAACGCACCGAATACGCCGCGCCGATGCTGCTGGACTACCACCGAGTGCTGTCCCGCCACCTCAATGACGTGATCACCGATGTGTCGCACCGCGGCTACGTGAAGCAGGCGCTGCGGGTGCTGGAAGACCAAGAGCTGAAGAACCTGATCCAACAGCGGCTGTCGGAGGGTGCTTACCACGCGCTCTACGGCAGCGTGAAGAACGCGGTGCGTGGCGCGTCTGTGTCCGAGCCCGGCTCCAGCATGGCCGAGAAGATCGGCGATGCCGTGCTGACCAACACCGCCGTGGCGGCGCTGGGCTTCCGGCTGCCGCTCGTGTTCGCCAACACCGTGGTGGCGCCGATCCAGGCGGCGGCGCGCGTCGACCCGAAGTACCTGGCCACGGGCTATGCGGCCTACTACCGCAACCCGGGCAAGATGACGGAGATGATCCACTCGCTGTCGCCCTTCATGGAGGAGCGCGCCAACTCCCTGGATTCGTCCTACCAGGTGGTGCTGGGCAAGCTGTCGGGGAAGCGCGGTATCCGCGCGGCGGCCATGAAGATGGCCATGGAGGTCCATCGTTGGACGGTGCCGCTGGCCGAACGCGCCATCTGGTTGGGTCGATACCAGCAGGCGCAGGCCCAGGGCGCCGGCATCGACGAGGCCGTTCGCCTCGCCGACAAGTCGATTCGAACCACGCAGCAGGCCGGTGCACCTAAGGATCTCAGTGCCGCCGAGCGTGACCCCCGGTACAAGTGGGTCCGCATGTTCATTGGCCCGATGATCATCATGAACAACCGTTTGCAGGAATCCGGCTTGCGCGGCCTGTACTTGGGGCGTGTGCAGTCGCCGGCGCGCGCCCTTGGCACCTGGTTGTCGGCCGGGATCCTGTCCAACGCGGTTTTCGAGCTGCTGATGATGCGCGGACCAGACGGTGGCGACGACGAAAAGGGTCTGGACGACTGGAGCGCCTGGCTCGCGCGGAAGACCCTGCTTTTCCCGTTCCAGACTATCCCGCTGCTGCGTGACGTTGCCGGCGGCATCGACGCGGCGATCGAGGGCAAGCCGAGCATGGGCCGACCCAACCCGATCGTGGACGCCGGTGTCGCGCTGGCAAAGTTCGGCCAGGCCGCGTGGAAGGAGGGCAGGGACTGGGTTGCCGACGACGACGAGCCGGATGCGGAGAAGCTGATCAAGACCGGCGTGCGTGCTGCTGGTCCTCTGACCGGCATCCCCAGCAACCAGATGCTGACCACCGGCGAGTACCTGTACGACGTGGGCACTGGTCAGTACACACCGGACAACCCAGCGGAGGCGGCGGCGTACCTGGTGTACCGCCGCCCGAAGGACGAACAGTAGTTACAGGCGTTTCGCCTGCGCGATGGCTTCTTCTTGGGCTTGGCGGATGCGCTCAATGTCGTTGTTAGCATTCTCCAGATATTCCTTCACGCACCGGAAGTAGCGATCCAGCTCCCCGCGGTAAATCTCTCTGTCCATGCTGGAGTTGCTGTAGGGCTCATACGGCTTACGGCATTCGGGCTCGGGGTAACCCGAAAAGCCTAGGTTTGAACCCCCGTATACGGTTGCGCCAGCGGTCGCGCTTACCAGCAGTAGCGCAGTTGCGATCATCAATTTCATGTAACCCCCTGTGTATTGATCCCCGCCGAGATTCTAAGCCCAGCCCCGCCACTGCGGGGCTTTTCATTTTGGAGCCAGCGAAACCATGACCATTTCCGCGAATGACCGCCGCAAGAACTACAAGGGCAACGGCGTTGCCACCAGCTTCACCGGCCCGCGGTGCTTCAGCCCCCTGCATATCGCAGTGTTCCTGGGAACCGCCGACGGCAGCTCCACCGAGGTGCCACGGTCGCAGTACACCGTGCGCGGCGCTGGCGGAGCGGGCAGCACCACGGTGGTGATGGCCACCCCTCCAGGCAACGATGTCGACGTGCTGATTCTGCGGACGGTGCCTTTCGACCAGCCCACGGACATCACCAATCAGGGAGCGTTCCTGCCGGAGTTGCATGAGGATTCATTCGACTACCGTGCTATGCAGGTGCAGCAGCTCGACGATCGCCAGGCGTTGACAATTCGATTCCCGGAGACGTACCCCGGTGCGCTGCCGGATCTCACCCTGCCCGAGCCCGAGCCCGGGAAAGGCATTGGCTGGAACTATGATGGGAGCGGCATTCGCTACATCACCTTGGAGGGTGCGGGTGATCTCACCCTGCGGGACGATCTCGCCGACCCGACGGGAGGCGCAAGTCTGGTCGCATACCGTCTTGGCGGCGCTGGGGCCGACCGGCCACTGATCGACAAGCTGCGCGATTTCGGACTCCCCGTAGTCGAGGATTATGGTGCGGTCGGTGACGGGGTGACGGACGACACCGCGGCTGGTGTGGCGATGCTGAACGCGCTGGGCTACATCCGCCTCCAGCGGAAGACCTACCGCATGGCGCTGAACCTGGTTGCTGACCGGATCTCGATCATCGGTGCAGGGAAGCCGTCTCCGAATGGGGACAACACCGGGCTGGTGGATGGCAGTGGCTCAATCATCGTCGGGTCCACAATCCTGCGCGCGCGGTACTTTGACCTCACCGACTTTGGTGTGGATGTGGGAGACACCCGCGGCTTTGGCTCACCGCAGGAGGGATTCGTTTTCGACGCTCCGGTGGGTGACACCGGCATCCGCGCCAACATGAAGAATGTCGCCAGCATGGGCCCGACTGCTGCGATCTCTTCGCATGCCCTGCTCTGTGAGGGGTTCAATTCTGGCGAAATCTCCGATGTGGACATTTACAACCACAACTATGGGCTGGTTCTGAAGAGCCGCAACATCAAGGTTAGGAACGTTCGTGGTGTGAACATCAAGGTCGCCGCGTTCTACCCCAAGGCCAGCGTTCCGGGTGCGGCCGGTGATGTCGCCTCGGGGTTGGTGGACAACGTGGAACTGACCGGGCTGATCTCAAACACCAACGCCGCCGGCGGAGTCACCGATCCGGGGCTCGGCGTGTGGATTCATGCGGAGGGCGTTCCGGCGACCAACGTCAAGATCAGCCAGGTTTCCCATACTGGCGGACGCGCGGCGTTGCGAGTGACCGCTGATGGTGCTCAGTACGTGGCCACTGTGCAGTTCAACAATGTATCCAGCGATTCGACCACCATGGGGTGGGAGCTGTCCGGCCAGGTGTACGAGTGCCAGGGGAATGGTTTGAGCGTGGTCAATCCCTCCAGTGGCCAGGCGTGGCAGTCGGATGCCGCTACCCGGAACTGGCAGTTCACCGATGTGAGCCTGGTGGTTACCCTGCCAGCGATCACCGGCACCTCGGTTGCGACGATGGGTGGGTCCGGCACCTGGGACAATCTGATGGTGCGCAATACGGCGGTATCGGCCATGCAGATTGCTTACAACTGGTCCGATGTCAGGGGCGGGCGCAAGAGCGGCAACGTGCTGCATTTTGGGGAGGGCGCGTTGAGCTTGCAGAATGGCGCGGTCGCAGCCACCGGCGAAGTGGTTCCCCGGGTAGACGTCCGCGATGACAATACGATCGCGCTCACTGGCGCCGCTAACCTTCGGAGCGCGACGGGTCAGGCCGTGATCACCTTGGCTGGGTCGATCAACTTCGGCGTAAATCGCTATTTCCAGCTTACTGGCCGTAGCGGGTCGACCTATCGGTCAGTTCCGGTGATCGTATCTGGTCCAACGCTGACGGTGCTAGACGCAAGCTACACCAACCTGGACGTGCTGGACCTGAGCGGCGTAATCGTTCATCGCTGACATGATGGGGAGCCGGGGCTGTCCTAGCTCGGAGGACCTCACGCGACCTGCTGTAGCAGGTCCTCGCGGTTGTTCCGGGGCGTGTTCACCGCGCGGCTGACGCGGTAGGCCTCCATCGCCGGCGGCTCGCTGGCCAGCAGCATGGCCATGGCATCGTCTGGGCTGGCGGCCATCCACTCATCGATCTGCCCGGCCTGGAGCCACACCGGCATGCGGTCGTGGATGTCCGCCGATACGCCGCTGCTGTCGCCGGTGATGATCGTGAAGGTGCCCAGGTTACCGTCGGGCAGGAGCGGGCTTGTGTCCTCCCACAGGCCAGCGGCCAGCAGCGGCCCGGTGGCGTGGATGAACCAGGGGTCTTTCTTCCCGTCCTCGGGGCTCACCGACCACTCGTAGTAGCCGGCCATGGGGATCACGCACCGGCGCTTCTTGAACGCCGTGCGGAAGGCCGGTTTGGTGGCCACGGTCTCGATGCGGGCGTTGATGGTCGAGCCCTGCAGGCCCTTGGCCTTCGCCCAGAACGGCAGCAAGCCCCACGCCAGCCGGGTGACTTGCCGGCCTTCGCCACGGTCCAGGATCACCGCCGCCCGCTGCGTGGGTGCGAGGTTGAAGCTTGGTTGGATCTCGGCCAGGCCGGGGGCAAGGTCAGCCAGGCCCGGCTGGCCAAAGTCGACGACGGGGAGCTGGACGAATCGGCCGCACATAGCCGGAGCGTAGCCCGCCGGCCCGTGGCCGGGGCGTGTAGGAGGCCCCAGTCGGAGGGGCCACTCGGCATGTCAAGTCTGGCCGTGTGACACCGGTCCGCGTTAGCATCGCGTCCCCTCTGGCGGTGCCGGGGCAATTGGATACACTACCCCGCATGACGAGCATCACCATCCCCGGTGGCCTGCTGGTTGCCATCGAGGGAATCGATGGGGCCGGCAAGTCGACCTTGGCCAAGGGCCTGACCGAGCGGCTTCGCGCCCACGGCGTGGCCGTTTCGACCAGTAAAGAGCCGACCAATGGCCCCTGGGGCACCAAACTTCGTCAATCTGCTGAATCCGGCCGCTTGAGCCCTGAGCAGGAAGTCGAGTACCTGCTGGCTGATCGTCGCGATCACGTCGAGCAGTTCATTGAGCCAGCCCTGCAGCGCGGCGAAGTGGTGATCCTGGATCGTTACTTCCCATCCATGGTGGCTTACCAAGGCGCTGCCGGCCTGCCGGTAGAAGACCTGTCGAAGGCGAATGACTTCGCGCCGCGGCCACACCTTATGTTGCTGCTGGACGTCGAACCGGCCACAGGGCTGGAGCGGATTCGTGCGCGCGGCGACCGGCCCAACCACTTCGAGAACGAAGACAATCTGGCCCTATGCCGGCAGATATTCCTCGGCATGCCGGAGCGCACCAAGTGCGTGATCGACGCCTCGAAGTCGGAGGCGGACGTCCTTGAAGATTCCTATGCCCTGCTTATCCGCCAGTTCGCCCAGAACATCGGCGGCCTGTCGCTGGAGAACATCGGAAAGGTGGGCGCCCTGATGGAAGGGCACCTGTCTTAATCCGGTCAGGATTCAATCGCAGGATCTGCGACGGCCGGTCGTATCCTTCCCGCCATGCGTTCCTCCCACGGCTTCCGCACCGCTCCGATTCCCTCTGGCTGGGTCCAGACCGGTGAGCGCTGGGCGCTCTGGTACAACGGCCGCGAGACGGCCAGCGTCACGCCCGACGGCGGTCCTGGGGTCCGGCTATGGATGGACGGCCAGAAGATGTGGCAGGTGAAGGAAGTGAGCGCCGCCAACGTCCGGCAGGCGAAGCGCTACGCCGAGCGCTGGTGCGCGGCCAGGCTGTATCCCGACCTGCCTCTGCGTGAGGCCGTCGCCCGGCTGACCGACAGCACCCCGATCCAGCTGCCGCCGCCACTGCCCGGCCTGCCGCCGACCCGCGAGCAGCAGCAACAGGCCCGCCGACTGGCCGAGGCCGGGGCGAAGGAGCTGGAGCGGGTCAAGGCAGCGCTGGAGCCAATCCGTCCGCCGGCGGCGACGAAGCCCAGGGCGAAGGACCCGCAGAAGACGCGGGTAAGGGCAGCGCTGCGGGATCTACGGCGTGGCGTCTGATCCTCAGCCCTTCCGCAGCTGAACCACGTTCCCATCGCGCAGGCCGTCCAGATAGTCGGCCCATACCTGCATCATGCGGACCCGCTCCTGCAGGTGCGATGTGCGGTTGTAGGCCCGGCCGTTGGGATCCTTCACCGCGTGGGCCAGTTGGTGCTCGATGATGTCCGGGCGGAAGCCCAGCACCTCGTCCAAGATGGTGCGCGCTGTGGCGCGGAAGCCGTGGCCGGTCATCATCGTTCGGTCATAGCCCATGTTCCTCAGCGCCGCAGTGATGGCGTTCTCCGACATTGGTCGTTTCGGATCGCGCGCGCCGGAGAACACCCACCGGTGCCTGCCGGTGACGGGCTTGATTCCCTGAAGCACCTCGACTGCCTGACGCGATAGCGGCACAACATGCGCGGCGCGCATCTTCATCTTGCCGGCAGGGATCGTCCACAGGCCGGCTTCCAGGTCGAACTCCGACCACTCGGCATGCCTCAGCTCGCCGGGGCGCAGGAACACCAGCGGAGCCAATCGGAGCGCCATGCAGGTGATAAGTGAGCCGCCATAGGTCTCGATCGACCGCAGCAGGCCGCCCAGCTGCGTCGGGTCCGTGATCGCCGCGTGGTGCGCCTCCTTCGGCGGAGCCAATGCGCCCTTCAGGTCCGCAACTGGGTTTCGCTCGGCCCGGCCGGTGGCGATGGCGTAGCGCATGATCTGGCCGCAGTTCTGCATGATCCGGTGGGCCGACTCGATGGCGCCACGATCCTCGATGCGCCTGGCCACGCGCAGGAAGTCAGGGGCCGTCAGGTCCGACACAGCCCGCGACCCGATCCACGGGTGCACGTCGTTCTTCAGCCAGGCCTCGACCTTCGTCTTGTAGCCGAGCACCCACGGGCGGGTCGCCATCCATTCGTTGGCGATCGCTTCGAAGTTGTCGGAGCCCAGCTCGGCCTGGGCGAGGGCGGCAGCTCGTTTCTGGGCGCCCGGGTCCACGCCACGGGCAAGCAGTCTGCGTGCCTCATCCCGGGCTTCGCGCGCGCGGGCCAAGGACACGTCCGGGTAGAGGCCGATCGACAGCAGCTTTTCCTTGCCGGCGATCCGGTACTTCCAACGCCAGCTGCGGGCGCCGGCCGTGGTGATGTAGAGATAGAGGCCGCCGCCGTCGGTCAGCTTCTGCGGCTTCTCGGCAGGCTTGGCGCGCCGGATAGCGGCGTCAGTCAGTGGCATTGGGGGTATCGCTCTTGGGGGTATGGTCCGATACCCCTTGATATACCCCCACCGTCTCACGGATTGAAACGGATTGGCCCGGTCTATAGCGGACAATAAAAAAGCCCGGAAACCCTTGTTTTACGGGGGTTTCCGGGCTTCTACGGCCCTGTTCGGACCGCTCATTGGTGGAGGTGGGCGGAATTGAACCGCCGTCCGAAGGCACTCCATCCCCAGCACTACATGCTTAGCTCACCGTTGAATCTCATCCCCGAGCAGCACGGTGTGCAAAGCGCACCCGGGAACCAGCCTGTTGTGTTCTTGTGCCGGACTGACAGGCAGCCGCCCAGCGCGATTCCATGATAATGACTCTACGCTGCGAGCATGGACACAAGCAGTTTCGAGGCTCCGCCTAAGTCGGCAGAAGGTCACGCACCGCAGTTTTTAGGCTGCGAGAGCGACCGGAGCGTAGTTGTCGTCGTTGGCAACTAGAGTTTTGCAGCTGGATTTACGAGGAAAGCTACCCCCTCGGCATGCGCCAGGCGACTTCACAACCCCCGTCGAAACCAATGCACCCCCGGTTTCTTCAAGTACTGCAAGGTGCGAGGCCTGTTCCGTGTCGCCACGATCAGTACCTGCCTAACACCCCACATGCTACGCCAAAAAGCCTGAACAGTCACCCGGCTCGCCCAACCGTCGTCACGCCAATCCGCAACATGTTGTAGAGCGTCCGTCATAGCGGATTGCTAACGTCGTGGGCACGAATTTGCGACACACTGGCTACCACCATTCCAGCCAGAACAGAGACGGAGACGGCCGGTGACCGAAGCAATGCAACAACGCAGCCTGCGTCAGCTGGTTGGCCCGGTAGGGGCCGATTACCAGCGGCGGGCGCTGCCGCCCGGCTGGGTCTGGGCGGTGCTGGCGGTGTTGTTGGCGGCAACCTGGGCAACCGAGTTGCCGGCCACGGCTGCAGCCGCGCTGATCGCCAGTGCGGTGGTGGTGCATTGGCCTCGGCGTGGCCGCTTCCATTGGCTGGGCTGGCGGCTGCCGGCCCTGGCGGTACTGGCCGCACTCCTGTGGGGTCCGGATGTGCTGTCACAGTGGTTCGAACATGGCCTGGCCCTGACCCTGATGTCGCTGGCCAGCCTCAGCATTGGCGTGCACGTGTGGCAGTCGCGGCAACTGGCGCGGCAGTTGCAGGCCTCCGCCGACGCGCTGGACGACGCCCAGTTGCTGGCCCTGCTGCCCGTCGACGCCGCGCGGCTGGCGCAGCAGTGGCGTGCCGGCGATGATCGCCATGCCCCGGAGCTGTCGGTGGTGATGCACCTGGCGGTGATGCATGCGGCGCTGTCACCGCGTCTGCGCGGGCAGGGCATGCTGGCGGGTTGAGTCGTTGCCCGTAACGGTGGGCGATGCCCCGCGCTGGGGCAGTCTGGCGCAATCCTTCGAAAGCCGACGGAGTTGCCGTGGGCTAAAGGCCTGGCAGCACCTTGCGCAGATAGATCCGCTCGTGGCCCGGCGGGCAGTCGGGGAGCCGCCCGAACACTTCATAGCCCTGTCGCAGGTAGAAGTGTTCGGCCTGCCAGTCGAAGGTGTCGAGCATCACCCCGCACGCACCAACGTGACGGGCCTGGATCTCGGCATCCGCCAACAGGCGCTGGCCGATGCCACGACCACGAAGTTCCGGGTCGACCCACAGGACATGCACCTGCAGCCAGCCTGCGCAGACATCGGCAAGCAGTCCGCCCCGCAGTTCACCTTGTTCATCGCGCCAGGCCAGCCGGACCGGCACGTCTTCGAAGTTGAAACCGCTGCTGGCGCGATTGAACGCAGACAACCGCGCACACAGCTCGCGCGCGTCTTCAGCATTGGCCGCCGCAGGAGCGTCGGCGCGCTCCAT